CAATTAGACTATTAGCTGAGTCTGTCATAATTACATTGCTGCTCTATTAGCGGCAGCACTTCCACCGTTACGAGCAATCTTTCTCCATACACCCGGCTTTAAATGGACACCAAACCTTGAATCAATGGTAGACATATATCCACGAGTCTCTTTATTCCTGTAAAAATCAATCACAGGAGCTTGCCTATCGTCAAACTGCAACGTAGGATCTTGTGCTTTTAATACATACCAAGCACCACCACTTAAATAAGACCATGCAAGAGGTTTACAAATGCCCTTGTATGGGTTAATATCGTTCAATTCCCCACCCGGCAACTTATCCGATTCTAACAACTTACGAGCTGCCCGATAATCTGAACCATCTTGTGTCAGAAGCGTATCAGGTTTATTCTCAACTCTCACACCAACTTCATTGTACCCATTCGTGACAGCCATCAAGTCATAAAGAGTACCGAAGTTAGTCGGATTTAACGCGCTTGATGTAACTGCGTTATAATACGTTGAACCGTCTTTCGTGGTTCGAGGTACACCCGTTAATGTGAAAAATGGGATGCTATCATAAAGATCATCACCTGAAGCATCAGTATTATCGCCCCAAGATCCGTCAAAGATAGAATCTCCACCTGTTAAACCACCATAAATGAAGAAACTAGCCGCAAACTCTTCTTTGGAAACACGATAAGCGTCTCCCCAAGTTGAAGCATAATCCTTCAATGTTTTTCCGATTGCCCCACTCTTCACGTTATCTTCGACTTCTTCTTTATCGAATTTAACCGCGTCAAAGTAGGTCTGGTAACACACAAGTGTCGTCCAACCCTGTACCGGACTACGGAACGTGAACCCTTGACCCTGTACCGATTTCTTGGTCAATTTGTCAGCCCCTAATAGCTGAGTGTACTTATCCCCAGCCCCTTTTGCCTTCGTATTAACTTTATATATCTTATCAAACTGTGTAGGCTTCAGTTTGTAAGATTCCCTTGAGACTTCATACATTTCATTCTTATATAAAGCCATCTGTTCTGAACTAATTCCTGGCATGATTTACTTTGAACCTTTCTGTGTTTTGAGAAAATTTATCCAATCTAATCTATCAAAATTAGTTTTCATGTGACAAGACCTGCAAAGAGTAATTAAATTTAATGGATCATTGTTCTTTTTATCATAATCAATATGATGACAAGTAATTATAGATCGTGTTTTTTTAGATACACTACCTTTACAATGTACCCCACAAACTTGACACGTCCATCCATCTCTTTTATAAATTACTTTTCTAATCTCGTTCCATGCTGGATGATAATCTCCACATTTATGTTTTATTGGTTTATATTTAGTAATTATTCTTATTTTACCGAATCGTTTATTTTTTTTCCCAAGCCTTTTTCTTTCATCTTGAGCATTTCTTCTTTCTAATGACCAATGTTGTCCTTTATTGCTTCCGCGGTTTTTTTGTTTCTTAACCGCCTCACTGATTTTCTTTCTCGCTTCTGGCGTTTGTTTTTTTCCTAGCATAGGACCACCTTGTATTTTAGTCCTAGCTGTTACGCCTTTACCAATAAGAGCCTTTGTTTTTTCAGACAAAACTCTGCCAACGCATAATTTGTGTCCTTTTTTTAAATGCGTCCTACCAGTATTACGACATTCGCCTTGTTGCGTATAACCCATTAGTCATATCCTCTAAAATTGAACATAATAGCTCAATTACGCTTCTGCTCCTGTAGCTGTTCCCCACTCTTCAGGATTCATCATAACATTAACCCACTTGCTATTGGTCGTGTCACCAGCGACAATAATCAATAGATCATGGATTGAAGCCGTTAAATCAACACCCTGCACATCGCTTGAAATATCAAGGTCAACCAAATCCCCAATCATTCCATTCACAAACGTACCTGTGATAATAGGAACACGATAGATTGCTGTTAAATCGACTTCACAAGCAAGCGTATCTCCATCTGTAGGCGTATGTGCATGAGTCTGTAACCATCCGAAAATAGTAGCAGAATCATCATCACACAACTCAGCCTGTGAAGATGTGTTCATAAACACAAAACGCCCACTTTGAGCAGTAACAACCTGTGACGCTTCCATTGGAACAGGAACTATCCCTGCGCCTGCGGCTGATTCGTTAATGCGTCCGTATCTAAGCATTTGTCCGTCATACATAATAATCCTCCTTAAACTTTATCTATTAATCATTAAAGTCTTTACCTTTATGATGTTTTTCGTATTCACTGAATATCTTAGCTTCATCCCAATCTTCATTAGAGTAGATTTCATGCGCTCTATCCTTCTGATCTTGTGTAAGAACGCTGACTTTACCCTTACTCCCGCCTCTACCACCAGCAGGAATAGTGTTCTTCTCTTTAATCTTGGGTTCCTCTTTCGCTCGCTTCGACGCTTCTGCAATCAAGGACTTAACATATTCAGGTGTATACTTCTTTCCGCGTGCATAATGAGCTATGTGCATAATATCAAAATCCTTTGTCAACACATGGCTATTATCAACCTCTTTAAGAATCGCTTTGATTTCAGGAACAACCTCTTTGAACTCTTCAGGGATTGTATCAAGTAACTCTTGCCGTCTACTCTCAGAAGAGACTTTTAACTTATTCTCTTTCTCAGTGGCTTGTGTCTTAATAACTTCCCTTAACTCATTTTTGGCTCGTTCAAACAAAACATCTTCACTTAACTCAGACTGTTCAGGATGGTATTTAGTGTACTTCTCAACAAATTCATCCCTGTTATTGTCACAATGAGAAACAAATTGACTCTCATTAAATGCCTTCTGTTGATTTTCAATGCCTTCTTTGTAACTTACCAGCTTTTCGTTCTCGTTCTTGAGTTTTCCGTACTCACTCTGCTCTTTTCTTAAAGCACGCGCTATCTTTACAGGATCACTGCCATGACGTTCAACTACAGCCTTATCTTTGGCAATAGCTTCTTTCGCCTCTTCAACAGTCATCCCATCTTCTTCGGCAATCTTTCTTAATTGCTCTTCTTCGGATTCTTCCTCTTTAGAATCATCATCTTTGGAATCGTCTTCATCCTCATCCTTCTTTGAATCGTCATCCTTAGAATCATCTTCAGAGTCATCTTCCTTCTTTTCGGAGGAATCATCTTCGTCTTTGGAATCTTCGTCTTTGTCGGTTTCCTCTTTCTCTTCAGGTTTCTTCTTCTCATCAACAACATCCTCTCCGTCCCAAGGCTTTTTAGCGTTGGCATCAAGAACACTCTGTTGTTCAGGAGTTATCTCCCCTTCAAAGTTTTCGGGTGCAACATTTAAGATTTCTGTTCCGTCTGGTTTCATTTCATCCTCCTATAGTGTCGTGCCGATATTATCGGGTTTGACTTGCGTTTGTTTGTGGCTTGCAGATTATTCTGGTTCGCCTTTACTCTTTTATATAAAAATCCCCCGCGGATGCTGTTTCCATCCATTCGAGGGATTGCTTTCCCAAGTGTTCTATGTCTACTGCTATTTCTCTCTTGCCCCTATTCCCGCTCTGTTTTCTGCTCCGCAATGATGGCAGAATATCGAAATCATAACCTTACCCATGAACCTAAATAATACTTTCCCACATTTAAAACATTTAAAAGGCTTTAAATCCATTAGATTTTAAAATCCTTTTTTTCAAACTCAGTTGATGCAAACATATGACCCATATTCTTCTTGAATTCTTCATTAAACATATGAATTATGTCTTGATTGCTATATTGCTTCATAAACAACTCAACCTGCTCTTTCCCAAACTTCTCTAATTTTATAAACCCAACAAGCTCTTCTGCATTAGGATAATGCCCTAACAATTTCTCTGCTGTCTGTACGATTGTCATAGGACACCAAAACTTCGGGGATGGACCATTCAACCGATATGTCATTATCATTTTTACTTCTTGATGAATAGGAGATACCCAAATAGCCTTAATCATTATATTTAATGTCTTCTTATGATCGAAGTCGTCTTTTACGTCCATTTTCTGCTTCATATTGTTGATTCTATTCTTCATTCCTTTTCCCCCGCCTTTGCCTTAACTGTCAAAACTAACGCCCTAATCGTTTCAATCTTACTTAACAAGTCTTTAGCACCAAAAGCAAACCTCATTGGGTCAATCTCTGCTTTGGCATAAGCAAGCAGTTTATTAATAGTCATCCTTTCAAGCTCAGAGTACGCCTGTGCCGTTTCTTTGAACTCAGGCATATGTAGACACCTCTTTGCGTTTTCAAGCGCTACAGCGTACTTCTCCTGTACTTCTGTCATTCCTTGCTCTAATACCTTCTCGCCTTTTTTCTTAAAGCCGAATTTGCTCATTTCTCTCCCCCTTACCCTTCATCCCTTTGAATTACGAGCTTCTCGCCCCCTGATACTTCCCTATAATTCTTTTCAAACACATCTTTTGGCGACCATGCCAAATTTCCTTCAGGATATTGCACTAAATAACCATTCTTGCCATGAGTTTTAAGAGTTTCTTTCTTATTCCTGATTCTCCTAAAATAATCATTCTCTCCCATTGGCTTTGCCCGAACAATATTTGAACCAATAAATGCTTTCATCATTTCTTCTCCGTTTCTTTAGGAGGGTTAATAACTTGGTTTATCATCTGATACGCCATTCCTAGATACTCCTGAATGTCTACTGGAGCCTTGACACCTGTTGTTTCTTCCTTTGCTTTAACTGTTTTCATATATTGAACAAGAGCCTGTACGCCTAATGACGTTAATTCCGCGTCAAACTCTTCATTTGTCAATACCAGCTTATCTGCCTTTGCTTTCCATGATGGACTCCAACTCTTTAACAACATCCTAACCATTTCATGTACGGCCTTTGGATTCTGCGCAACAATAGGTTCTTGCCTTAACAACTGATAAATAGCAAGATTTTCTCTCTTCTCATTGATTTTATCGAAATCAAAGCTGGATGCCCTAGATTCTATTACTGATTGTAATATCATTTCATCTCGGCTGATTTCTCCAAAAGCATCCCCACCAACAACGGCTCTCATGCGGTTATTCCTGAACCTTCGGCTTGAATTACTCATCTGATACGTCAACTGTAATATAATTTCCCCAACCTTATTGAAAGACGGAAGCAAACAGTTAATGTATTCCTTAACATTAATACCTGATTGCTTTAATAACATTGCTGTCTTAGCTGCCGGAGCCTCTGGATCCGTAGGAGATTCTTTACCCGATAACCCTGCGTTAATGCCTGTACGGTCATCATCCATACGGCTGAGGAATAATAACACATTAATCATTTGCCCTGCCACGCCTGTTGTAGGCTTATTGAGGTACGTGATGTCTTCAGCGACACTTTCAACCTCTGCATCTACAACTAAAGGTACACCCGGACCCCATCTACCACTCAATATCTGATCTGCTACACTTGAACCCTCACGAATTACTGGTGTATTAATCAACTGTAACCATGATTCAGTCAACATCATATTCAAAATAGCGTTCTGTGCTATATTACTGTCTGTCAAAACCTCTGCCATACCACCTTTATAAAACCCTTTCTTCTTATCTTTAATGTAAAAAGGTACATAAATACTATCAACTGTGTGATACGGATAGATGATTGCCCCTAAAAATACCTTGTTATGCTCTCCAAACCAACAAATAATGCGCGTTTCGTCTTCATCCCTTTTATCCAGCTTGAAATAATAATCTATCGTAAGAACATCATGCTCTTTTAAGTCATATTCTTTATCAACACTAAGCGTTTTAGCTTCCTCTGCCGTTGCAAACTTCATGTCATCTGTGTTTATCATCTTCTCAGCACGTTCAAGAGCTTCTAACTCCCAAAATGTAAACCTTTCACGTTCAATCTTGATCTGTTCCTCTTCAAGACCAGCGTAACCTTCACAACTCTTTCTTACATAAAAGTCTCGCGCATCAACAAACTTAGGAGCCGCATCATCATACTTGACTTCCCAATACGTCGCTTCTACATTCACATCCTCAAACTTCATTAGCTGATTGTAGTATTTGTTCCCTTCTCTACCCGGCAATGCTGCCTTTGGATAATTCCTAATAAACTCCGGCAATCCTTCTGCCCTTTCAAGCCCTACCTTATCATCCATGACACGCTTACCTGAATAAAACTCTACTCTTGTCCTTCGTTTACGCTTAAATTCATAAGGAACTTTCATTAGCCCACCTTCTAAAACAGTGGATTGATGTAATACTTGACGTAATGGACTCGCTATATTAATGCGTTCATCAAGCTGATAGTCTAAATAATCCTCTTGTTTCTGCTGAACTGCTTCAATTTCATCATCTTTCATGCCCTTCTTCATATGTTCTGGTCTTAATCGGCTTGTAAACTTAGGATCACTCTCTAAAAACGCTTGTAATGCCAATCTTTCAACAGAATCACACTTGACCATTGTTACTGGCACATTGAGACTGAACTCCATCATGCTATTTTCTTCCATTGCCCCTTCATACTGCGCTTCATAATTATCCCACTTATCGTCATTCTCTTTTCTGTCAGCCTTTAAAGACTCAAACAACCTAAATACTCCATCAGTTAAACGCTCAATCGCTTCAGTAGGTAAGTCAATCAGCACTTGGTCAGGACCATCTTCATCCTTTGGCTCTGAATCTTCCATTTCAATATCTGTACGCTCAATGATTTGCGTATCTTCTATTGCTTCTTCAAGCTCTTTTAACTTGTTTTTTGGCATTATTAGCTCCGTTTAAACCTGAATGACCCATTTCTAGGTCTGTTAATGAATTTAGTCATGTCTTGAGTCTTGGTTTTCTTATGATTATATGGGTATTCTTGTATGATTATGCCTGCCCCTGCAAAGGCTATCACACCATCATCAAGGAAATCTCCATCTGCTTCCGGTTTACCATTCTTCTCATTACGTACAAATGTTTCCATCTGCGATATGATTACAGGATCCCTGACCTCACAAGCGTCCTTTGATATATCTTCATTAGCCTGATCGAGCATCTGTGGTCTTGTTGTTGTCGTTGTCGTAAATCCTGCCTTAATCTTAACGTGCTTACCCTTTGAATCCTTCCTACGTGTGAAGTACAAGTTGCAATCAAGCTGTTTTAAGTCTGAACATACTGAATATCCATGATTATTGTTCTCAGGAGCCGTTAAACACTTATTGTAAAGCGCTCCTATCTTCTGTAACTTTAAAGCGAAGTCATCAGGGTCAAATGCTCCATGACACGTTGCCATGACATTGCGTGTATATTTATCTCTCACAACTGCAAAAGCCTCATCCCCTTTAGCCAATCCCTCTGCTGTATCTCCAAACAGGACGTATTGACCATGCTTTAAAGGCATTTCGAATATCTTTAACCATCCATGTGACTGTTCGCGTATCTCTATCTTATTATCAACATCAACTAATGAGGCCCGGATATACCGCATATGTGGAATTGATTCTAACGGAGTCAATCTTTGTGCTAAGGTGTATTTGACTTGTCTTGAGACTGCTCGTAGATCAAAAAATGGGAACCCGGACCTCAAATAATCAATATCTAATTCTTCAGCAACTTCACTATCTTTATCTCGCCTCTCACACTCATTGTCATACCACTCTGATCTTATAACGCCACCTATCATGCCCGGAGGGGCTATCTCTCCCCTATTCTTCAGCCATACATTGAAAGCAGCTTGTGAATCTTGTTCAACATCAATCGGAACCTTTGTCCCATCCTTCTGTATGATATAAGCACCTTTGACTTTGTCAGGGTGTAATGTCCAATGAAGTGTTTTCATTTCAATATTGTCGCTCTTAGCTAGTGTAGCGAATCTATTACCCGGACCATTTGGCGTAGAAAGCGCTGTACGGCACAAAGTAGCATCCGCACACCCTTGCCAAGCGGCTTGATCGCAGGCCCAGAACGCAAATTCATCAAATCTTATCCTATATTTACGTCCACCACGCCCAAAGTTATCGTTTGTAGCCTCTCCTGATATGCTTGAATCTGTCTCAGGATTGATTAAACGCATATGATTGTCATGTTCTTTCCAGCTAAATCCTTTAGGCATCATCCATATTGGAAGGTTTTTAATGGCATGACGAAACTTCTCAAAGATAGAATCCATGTCACCACGTTTATCAACATAATCTTCCTTACGTGATCCCCATCGTATTTCAATCTTTTCCTGCTTAAATAAGAAATCATGTATGTCGTTCCCTACACAAATCCACGTCACTCCCATATCTCTTGACTTCTCAAATAGGTTGTCCTTGCCTCTATCAGCTATGCTTGCATCCCAAAGTATGCTCTCATCTTGGAAAGGATAGGTTATAAATGGGATATTACGAGCAAATATACGTCTTGGATCATATGTGAATAAGAATACATTGAAGAAAAAGAGCCTGTTATCTCTACAATGAGCCTTTAGAAGCTCCTGTATCACTTCATCATTCTCCGCTAACGCAATCATCTTGTCCCTGTAGGCTATGTTGCCTTCAAGGTCTTTAGGATAATCAAAGGATATGTCAGGTAATGTCATAACACTCATTTCGTCTTGCCCCTGCTGATTCGTTCATTCAATATTCTTAACTTTTCTTTTGTACTTAAATTATCGTAGTCTTGAATAACCACTGGATTATCTTTGTCCCCAGTATGTAAAACTTTATCTGTAAACATTTGTAAATTACGTCCTAATAACTCTTGCGCTTTTAATGCGCCACCTTCTTTAAACTCCCACTCACCAGTAGGAAAACCATCTTTATCTTTTACTTGTTCCTTCTGCATACAACGCTCACCAATTTCAATAATATTATTTAAAACATATTCTGATGTAAGCTCAATCTTTTCAGCACGTTTATCCATATTCTTTTGTATATATTCTTGAATACAAGGATTTACAAGGAGTAAATAACCACATTGATTTGCTGTCTTTTTAGAATAACCTGCACGAATATATGCCTGCGTCGCATTGAGGTCGACGAGGTATTCCTTACAAAACATCTTTTGTTTATTTGTTAATTCCCGCTTTGGCATGAATCTCCTTTATAAAAAAAGAAAGGGACCGAATTACTGTTTTAGTAAAACGATCCCCTGTTACTTATTATAATGAAGTGATTTTTATTAAATGTCAAATGATTTTATTATTATTATTTAATTAGATTCTTACTTGCTTTCTATTTAGTCATTTAAACATCCTCACTGTATGGAATTTTATCCTTAATATACCATTTAGTATCTGATTTTAAATAATCACCGTTCTTCATTCCTTCGATTGCTCTTCGTATCCACAACATATCTGGATTTGTCCAAACACTATTGCTGCCAGTAGAGCTTGCACAAATTACTTTTGCTTCATCAAATACCTCAAGCACCTTGTCTATTGATACTAAACCTTTTCTTTCTTCTTTCATTAGATTAAACTCATTTAACATTTCTTCTGCTGCGAAAGGAATCCCTGTTTTGAACACAGACCAATATCCAGAGTCCACTCTACATGAATAGTCTATATCCTTTTTAAGTTCCTCTGGATGATCTTGATAATGTTTTTTGGTAATTTTTATTACTGAATCTCTGGTCTTAGTAACAACAAAATAAGCATCTAGCTTCTCCTCA